TCGTTAATGTCAGTGGCAGTAGCACCTGAAGATTCCACAACTCTTGGGTCGGCTGCGGCATTCATTCTGCCAGACTCATCTAAACCTGGCTCCTGGCCGCCACCTGCTGAATCATCAAATTCAAATTTTGCAACCCAAGTGTATTTTAAATAGGGCGCACGGTCTGAGACCAACGACCCAGGATCGCTTAGGTTAGTTCCAAATTTTTCTGCGGCTAAGTTATATGGCATAGTGTCTATATAAAACAAAAGGGCTCTAAGAGCCCTTTTGCTAATTGTGCAAAACGTCTCCGTCTTGCTTTACTTATCACTGTTGAAAAACTACAGTTTTAATTAGATACCTGATTCTTCAGAAGTGCCGCTGTTTGCGTTATCACTTGAATCCAAGCCAGATACTGCTTCACTCAACATTGGTGATCCGTCTACTGTATGGTTTGCATTATCGTATTTGATCTGCAAAGTAATCTGTAAAGGATCGCTGGTTGCATAGTTGTTTTCACCATAGTTTACGTTCTGGATATAGCAACCACCAAGTTCCCACTTATCCAATACGTTACCTTCGCTAGTGCCGTCTAAGTTTTCAATAGCCATTGTAAACTTATAGTTTGCACCGGCTTTTTTACCTGACTGGTTAGCATGATCAAGTTGTGATTGTAACTGTCTTGCAATTGCTTTAGCAACGTTACCTGTTACATCGTCACGGACTGTTAGTGTAATTGGATCCCAAGTGTGCTTACCTGCCAAGAAAATTCTTGAGTTATAAACATCAACTACAACGTCATCGTGTGTAAGACTTGGTCGACTTACACTAACAACCTGGTTGAAAAGTTCAAGCACGTTTGAATCTGATTCGCTTGCGGCTCCAAAACCGTTTAGTTTAACACGGAAACGATAGGCTAGTTTTGGTTGAACCAAAACTGCTTCTGTTGTGCCCGGAACGTTAAATTTCTCTAATGAGACTGCCATTTTGTTCTATCTCCTTGGCTCTATTTAGCGAGTTCCATTGGCAATCGCGCCAGTGTTAACAACACGAACTGGAATGTAGATGAATTCAGCGGCCTTAACTGGCTCAATAGCCACGTCAATCCACAACTCGTTTCTATCAATTCTAGCAGGAGTGTTGTTGGTAGTATCGCAAACTACCAAGAAATCATACAATGCTCTCTTAGATAAAAGATCTGCTAAGAAACCATTGAATACGTTTAAAACACGGTTGCGTGTGCCTTGATCGTTTGGTTCGAAGATGAACGGACGAGCAATAACATCAAAACGCTCACGCAAGTATGCAAGTAAACGAGCAACGTTTACACGGTCAAGTGCTGATGAGAATGGGTGTAGAGTTTTCTGACCCCAAACATACAAACCTTGTCCTGGGAAGTTAACCATTGGGTTAATATTCTTTTCATACAATGCATCGCGCATACCGTTGTTTAGTGCAACTGGTTTAAATTCGTTTTCTGCTGTAACAATACCAAAGTTGCTAACACCTGATGCACCACCACGTGTTAAACCTGCTGGAGCAAACCATGGATAAGCCACTTGGTCGTTGTAGGCGTAAGTTCTTAGAACTGCGTGACTTGCTGGAACAGCAACATCATTACCTTCTAAGTCTGTTGTCAATGCGCTTGGGTAGTAAACTGCAATTGAAGCATTGCGTGTTACTAGACCATCTTCACCGTTGGTTCCAGCATTGGTGCCTAATGCCCATGCATTAATATCAGCAACACGGTTAGTCAACTTCATTGGACTGTCTGCAATAATAAATGCAGTTTCACGGCGGTCAACGTTTAGAGTTAACATTTCGTCAATTGTTTCTGGATAACCAGGGCAAGCAATCAAGTTAAATGTCAATGTTTCTTCACGCAACTCTTCTGTGCCTGTTAGTGCGGCCTGTAGGCGCTTAACTACTACACGGCGCTGTGCTTTAGCAAACATGTATGCGGCACCGGCTTTAGGACCTGAGTCATAGTTGCCTGATTCGCTTTGCCAGTAACCAGCATCAGCATTCCAACGCTTGACGTTACCTGAACTTACTGCTGTGTTGAATACCAACATACCTTCTGGGAAGAAGTTATCGTTAGGTGCTTCATCGTCCATTGGAGTTGCAACACCGCCCATGCCCGAGTTGTCATTTGGCACAGTTGTTAGGTCTGCAAACAATACACCATTTGGTGTTGTTTGGTCTGCGTTATCGTGTTGAACCCATTCTGCACCATTCCAGATTTTAATTACTGGATAGTTGTCCATGTCGTTGGTGTCAACCCATGCGCTGTTAACTGCTGGTGCTGTTGGTTCGATTGTGTCAACTGTTACATCAGTGATTGGCTCCCAACCTGCACCTGATTTGCGATACAAGTCAACTGTATCACCAGCATCATACCATAAGCGACCATCAGCAGTTGAGCCAACTGGTGCTGTTGGACTAATTTCGGCTGTTAGACCTGTCCAACTGTATAAACGAACTGCAAATTTTGCTTCGTGGCCTGATGTAGCCAAGACATACATATCGCCAGCGTTTAATGCTGTGCCAAATGCGTCTGTAGCATCAATGTCACTGCCAAATGCAATGCGTTGATCAGGATTGTTTGGACCTACTGTTAGTGTAGACCATGCAGATGAACTTGCGCTGTATTTTTTAATTACTAGTTTAAGACCGTTGTTTGGACTTGTTGTTTTGAACCAAACATCGCCAGCAGTTGGTGTTGGATACTGATAGTGTGGGCCAACTGTAACTGTAGCACCTAAGTCTGCTGTTGTGACTTTTGTCCAAACACCTGATTCGTTACGATAAAATTCCATTGTAGAATTTGAAACGTCAAGTGCATAGTCACCGTGGCTGCCACCTGTTGGCACACCGTCAAATAATTCAACTGACTTGGCTACCCAGTTAGTGCCGTCACCTTCAAAGATACCCCATGATGATGCGGCTGTGTCTAGCCAGTATGTGCCGTTAGCAGGAGGACCGTTAGGTGCTGTTGCTTCTGGCTCTAGTTCTTCCATGTTCAAATCTGCACGAATAACGATCGCACGGTTTGCAACGCCTAGGTAGTAGTAAGCGGCTAACAGGCCGTATTCGTTGAGTTCGTGACCTTGAACTGCTGTTCCGTCAACGATGGTAAATTTTGGCTCGCCAAACAATTGAACAAGTTCGCGTTGACTTGTAAGAGTCAATGGTTTGTTGGCGTAGGCTGAGGTTGTGTAAAGTGCAGTAGTGCCATCAGGTGCTGTTTTGTTTGAACGACTAGCAACTGCGATAAGAGGCACGGTTCCGTTACCAGCAGAAGCGTATGCACTTTCGTCAATTACTGATACGCTAACGCCTGGGGAAACGAGTTGAGGCATGTGTTATCTCCGATTTATTATCCTGGGGCATCTGCCCTTGTCGGAGATATTTAGCCGCTACGGGCTAAAAGTGAGCCTATTTAGTGAATCCAGCAAAAATTAGGTTTTACTGGACAATCTGTTTTAAACTGCTATACAGCGATTCAATAGTGCCGTTATTGTCAACTATTGCATCAAAATTAGTGCCAACCCAAGCAGTTTCGCTGGCATGGATGCCTTCTTCGCGTAGCCAATGTTGTGCTTTTGTATCTCCGCGATTTGCCTGCTCAGCAATACTTAGCCAATGAGGATTTAATCCTCGCTGAACCCAAATAACTTGCCCGCCTGCATTTTTAATGGCTTTTATTTCATTGGGAAAACGGCAATCGCTGATGACAATGTTGTCTTTGCTGTTACGCAATCTTGCTTCTAAACTGGCAATCCAAATGTCATCGTGGAACGCTCGCCGGCATACTTCTGTGCCCCAGAGTTGAAGCACTAGTCTAGGCGTTAGATTAGGCATGTTTAAGCGTTCTGCCCACCACGCATCAACTTGTTCTCGCCACTCGCGGGCTTGCTTGGTGCGCCCTTCAAGTAGTTCTCTATCCCAACCAAAGACTGCGGCAACTGCGTCCTTGAGTGTAGCGGCAAATGAATCACGACGGAATTCGTGAAAGTTAACAAGGTAGTCTGCGGCAGTGTCTTTGCCTGAACCTATAAAGCCGCAGATGCCAATAATTTTAGTCATGTATTAGTTTAGCATGACTAAACTTGTATGTCAAGGCCGTTCGTCAGGTTCAAAAATTTGTATGTCTCGGATCTTTTGTGATGACTTGTAACTTGGATGCCAAATCCTGCCATCTATTAGGCCCAGGGCCTGGCAAATTTCCGGTTTGAATACACCATCCATGCGAATAGTATATGCGTCGTAGTCTGTGGCATCAACTCCGTGGTTGTCGCTGATGTTAAAACAGTAGGCAGGTGTTTTGTGATAGATTTTTTCTTTGGCCTTTTCATCGTAGACAA